CATGGTCACATTGGCAGTGGCTGAGATTGGACCATTGGTCTGTATTGTGGTATTGGCATCTTCGTTGAGAACTGCAAAACGTCCTGTGGTGGGATTGCTGGCTGTGCCTACAGCACCTGTGCCGGCCCAACCCGAATAGGTGTGCAAGCCCACAGCATTTTGTACTGTGAGATTGGCACTCATACCCGAAATAAATGGAGCCAAGGCACGATGATATACCAAGTTGGCCTTGCCACTAGTGCCTGCGGTGTTCAACAAGGTCAAGAAACTTATTATGCTGGTTGAATATTGTATATTGGCAGTTTGATTGGCCGCAGGTGTTATGAAACTTCCATAAGTACCACCATTTATACTGCTGACATTACCGTAACCATTGAGATTAACAAATCCATTGATACCTGCTAGAGTTGTGGCACCTTGGCTGGCTGATGTCATTGTACCATAAGTTTGACCTGTGAGCACAAGGTCGATAGATCCAATGGCTCCACGCACACGATCGTTGTTGCTCATTGAGTTGGCAGTGACTGGAGTAACTGTTGTTGAGAACAAACTTCCTACAGTATCACGATTCTGAGCACCAAAACTATAACCAGATTGTAAACCAATGTTGGCAGTGGCCACTAGACCAATTGTCTGACTGCTAGTGTTGACAATTGTGGTTCCATCCACTGTGGCATTGGCCAAGGGTGGTTGTTGTAGCACACCCGAGGTATATACCGGATTGTGAAATACGTATTTGCTAGTTGTGTTGTTTGGTATAGTTCTACTGCCTGTGCTTAACGGATAAGCGTTGGCAAAAATACGTTCATTGATGCTGTCATAAAGCACATTTCCAGCAAGGTCACCCGAGAAACCACCCGAACCAGCAGGTCCGGTTGCTCCTGTTGCACCTACTGCGCCTGCATCGCCTTGTGGACCAGTTGCCCCAGCAGGGCCAGTAGCACCGGTTGGTCCTGGCACAGTTGAGTCTGCTCCGGTAGGTCCAGTTGCCCCAGCAGGTCCAGTTGCCCCGGCAGGTCCGGTAGCACCAGTTGCTCCTATGCCAGTTGCGCCAGTTGCTCCTGTGTTACCTTTGTGCATGAATTGCATGCCAACATTTTTGTCGCCTGCCCAGGTACTGCCAGACACAGCACCACTTAGATAGGTTACACCCAAGGTGTAATATCCTGTGCTGTCGGTAATGCTATTGACTTGGAATGATGCCCAGTATATACTTGCGTCATTGAATATGATTGTACTTCCTGGTGTCCAACTAGAGATCCAACTGGTGTTGTCATTGCCAGAAAGAGTTGTAGTATCAATAACCATTTGAGTCACTGATGCAATGTCTGTGTATGGATGTGCGTTAAATCTGACTTTTGCAGTACCAGGATCGGTCTGCGTGGTGTTGGTATTCAACAACATGAGTGCACCAAAGAATCCAGTGGTTGAACCAGTTGCTCCAGTGGCACCAGTGGGTCCAGTAGGTCCTGTTGCACCTGAACCAGCAGGACTAAATCCTACTCGTACATTGGTATTACCCGAAAAACTTGAGGGTGCAATTACTGGTGTAACTGGCACACTAAAATATGTAAATCCGCCACCATTATCTACTGCTGTGACATTGCCTGTGACTTTGAATGTGGCTACGTCACTGATTGTGGATTCTCCAACCACAGTTAGATAACCTTTGACAGCACCTAAACTATCATTGAATGATGAGATCCAATTGTATGCACTTACACCACCGCGTGTGCTGTCATCAATATAGATCACAGTGGCACTTGAAGGATTGGCGTTGTTGAATCTGATACCACCAGAATCTGTTGGGCTATAACCAAAATTGGTTGTTGTGGCAGGAGTTGTGTAATAATATGGTGCATCAGCACTGGCACCAGTAACACCAGTTGGTCCAGTAGCACCTGTGGCTCCTGTAGTACCGGTTGGTCCAGTAGCACCTGTTGCGCCAACGCCAGTTGGGCCAGTGGCTCCTGTGTTGCCTTGTGGTCCTGTTGCACCTGTTGCACCTGCGGGTCCGGTTGCACCTGTTGCTCCAGTAGCGCCTGTAGCACCAACACCACCTTGTGCTCCTGTGGGGCCAACAATTTGTCCCACACTATTCCATGTGCTAGTACCTGTGTTCCAAATGTACAAATCACCATCAGCATCAACAATGTAACCTTGACCTGCACTACCAGAACCTGGTAAGAAACCAACACTGGCCACACTACCTAAAATTGTAATACTTGTTCCTTGTGGACCAGTAGCACCAGTTGCTCCAACACCGGTTGCACCTGTGGCACCTGTGGCTCCAGTTACACCTGTGGGTCCAACAGGACCTGTGGCACCAGTAGCACCAACATCACCTTGAATGCCTTGAATACCTGTGGCTCCAGTAGCACCCACATTGCCTTGAATGCCCGTAGCACCAGTTGCTCCTGTTAGGCCAGTTGCGCCTGTTGCGCCTGTAGCGCCAGTTGCTCCTGTGGCACCAGTGGCTCCTTGGTCACCAATATAAGTAACAGCAAGAATTAAACTGGTGTTGTTGGCAAAACCTGTGGTACCTGTGCCACCACTTGTGACCAAGGTAACTGGATAAGTCCAATATACGTTTGTTGTTGTGGTTGGTGTGCCACTAACTGTCCATTTTTGGAAGTTGGCACTATTGTTGTCATCTTGTAGAATAATAAAATCACCCACAGTGACCAAACCTAAGAAAATGTCAACGTCAACGTTTTTGGTTGTTAAATGACTGACATTTATACTTGTTGCTGATGTTTGTGTGGCATTGTCCCAGATAACATAACCATCACCTGGATCACCTGTAGTGGTGCCAGTTTTGGCTTTGTAATCAAAATAACTTGAACCTTGTCCTTGTGGACCTGTAGCACCTGTTGCTCCAGTAGCGCCTACTGCGCCAGTTGCACCTGAGGCTCCAGTGGCTCCATCAACGCCAGTGGCTCCAGTTGCTCCTACAGGGCCTGTAGCGCCAGTAACGCCTGTTGCACCTGTTGCACCTGCGGGGCCAGTGGCTCCAGTAGCGCCTGTTGCACCTGTTGCACCTGGCACAGTTGAAGCCGCACCTGTTGCACCTGTAGGTCCTGTAGATCCAGTTAGTCCTGTAGGGCCTGTTGGGCCTACAATTTGTCCAGAGTCTGCCCAGGTACTACCTGACCAAACATATAAATGTCCATCTGCTGTGACAATATAAGCATCACCGGCTGTGTTTCCAGAACTGGGTAAATTGACCACTGCGGCCACAGCACCTTTGACTGTGATACCAGCACCAGTTGCACCTGTTGCTCCTACTGCACCAGTTGGTCCAGTTGCTCCTGTGGCTCCCACACTACCCGCAGGTCCAGTAGCACCTGATGCACCAGCAATACCTGACGCACCTGTGGCTCCTGTGGCACCAGTGGCTCCTGATGCACCAGCCACAGCAATGCTGTTGTAACTGATGGTTATGGGATTGGATTGGGTAATTACTGCTACATTGCTTGTTTGTTCTTCAACGCTGACATCCGAGCGTAGATCGGTAATGGTTACGGTATATGCCATGGTCTTATCCTAAACTAAGTGCTGTGTAACCTGCGTCTTTGGTAGGATCGCCTACTGTGACATCTGGTTCCCAACATTGGATAAGTGCCCAACGATGTGTGTTGATTTGTGCAGGACTGGCGTTGTCTGTCCAGGTAACACCTACCACTGTGATAGGTACATTTTGTCTTGCATCAGGAATAATCGGGCCTGCATACATTGCGGCTGGAAAATAGACCTTGACTGTGCCTAGACTTGTGCTGACCACTGTGGGTGCATTACCACCTGTGAGTTCTACTTTGGCAAAACTACCAATGACCTTGCTGGTTGCAAAGTTGGGTTGTCCTGTGTTGCGATTAAATGTGAGTTCATCAACAACGATTGTTTGATGATCCACTGCGAATGTCCAACCTGTGATATCACGGGCGAAGTTGTAAAGTAATGTGCGTTGATTGCTTGGGAATACCTGTTCACATTTGATCTGATCAGGTCCGCCGATATATTGTTGGAAATTAAGGATTCCGGCCATGGTAGTTCTCCTAAGGGAAATGTCCGATCAACTATGGTCGACCAGCATAAGTTTATTTATGGTTAAGCGATTGTCTGGATCCATAGGCCCAGGCTACTGGCCACATTGGCATTGGCATCGGTGGTATTGGTCAAGGCCAAATGATTGACAGTTTGACTGCCAATATTGGCATTGGTGGTAAAATAGCCCACTCGTGTTACAGTAATGTTTTGATTTACTCCATCAATGGCACCATTACCCCCAGCACCTGTTGTGGTATTTGGCCAATAGTCTAAACTAGATATGCCATGACTGGCTGACACATTGGCTCTCAATTGTGCCCAACTTGCTGGTATAAAAGCATTGGGTGTGTCTACAGCATTTAGATTGTAATCAGACCCTTGTACATAAACTCCACTGGTATTCTGTATTCTAAACATGTCTTCGGTTATTTTTAAATTTGCATTTAACGCATCTAGATAACTCTGATCTAAATTGCCTGTCGTGGGCATAAGTTCTGAATCATAATAAGATGGTGGATCTTCGTAGGCCACATATTGTGCATTGGCGGTAAACGGCACAGTTGTTATAGTTGGGTTGGGAATATTACCACCTATGTTCATGGATTTGTAACCAGTGTGTAAGTAGGTACCTCCTCCTTGTGGTGCAGTACCTGTGACTATTTGATTGTCGCCACGACGTCTAAATATGCTGTTAACTGTAACATTGGCCGTGGGACGCACATTGGCAATAATGTTATTGTCCTCATCAAAGTCCATGCTCCATTCAGTAGGAACCGGCACAGTATCAGGCATAACAGGATTACTAAATCCAAAATTATCAAAACTGGGTGCTTGGTAAGCAGGTTTGGTTAAATTATACACAAAAGTTGTTATGTGTTGACCTTTGCTACTGATGGCCACATTGGCGCCCACTGCCTCAGGATATACTGAATCAGTTACTACTACGTTGGCACTGACGCCTAGACCACGAGTGGCATAAGTTGAAAATGCCGACCCTGGTGTAACATCGGCACCAGTGTATACTGTGGCTTTGACACGTATGGGTGCTGTGCCTGTGACGCTGGGTTGGAAATCACTGTTGTTAAAAGTCCAAGTGGAAGAACTGTTTGTTATGTTGGGTTGCACCAGATCTTGCAATCTCCAATACCCACGAACTTCCACACGACATTCTGTGGCGTCAGGATAGTAATACCTAAAAGAATTTAAGTCAACACCATACAAACTAGTGCTACCGCCTGTGACATTTTCTGATGTATCGCTTAGAGGAAAATATCCCAATATTCTATGTTTGTAGTATTGTGGCCAAAAGCCCCATTGATTGATTGCGTAACCACTAGGTAATAGAACGCCACCACTTTGATTGTAACGACCTACCATGCATTGATTTAGATATGTCTGATCTAGATTTTCAGTCAGTCTAGTTCGATAACTGGGTGGTGGTATGATTCTAACTACAGGCACAAATGCACTACCGTCGCCTGAATAAGAACCTCCGGTAGTGGCATTTGAATTGAAGTTTTGTATTTCTAAAAATAGAAAGTCTGAGCCTGAGCCCGAGCCACCTCCGGGGCCCACAGCGGCATTGCCGCCAAAAAATTCATCTGCCAAAGCCAGCAACGCCAACAAACTGGCTGTGGTTGCTAAGTTACCATCTTCATCTCTAACTTCTGTGTCAGGGCCAATCACATCAGTGACCTGTTTAGGTGTGTAATTGATTAGACCACTGGGAGTACTGAACTCACTCACAGCACTATCATTTTTTGCACGACATTTGACTAAAAAATCACCAGTGTTGTATGTTACATTGGCTCGCACAGTTGTACCAGGAGCAAACACATTACCATTACCAGCAAACTCTGTGGTCAAGAATGTGTAGGTTCTATTGGCATCAACAGTTACGCCAGGTGGTACATCATCAGTAATGTAAAAATCCACTGCATTGCTTAGGCCTGAGTTGACCTGAGTAGCAATGCTCATGTAAGGTCTGGCAATATTGCTGTAAAGTGTCACAGTGGGTTGATCAGGTGCTGTGATGTTACCAATGCTAACAATGCCGGTTGATGTGGTTCTTGTGTAACGATTTAGGTTGCTGGTATCATAAACTGTTTCATCATATTCTAATGCTGTGATTTCAATGTCGATACCGCCTTCATCAGTGTCAACTTCTCGCACAGTGATGACTCTAAATAGTTTAGCATCAAAATTGTATACTGTTGATGTGATGTCAATAACGTCACCGGCTTTGACATTTATTCGGCTGTAGTCTGTGCGGAATGTTACAATCTTATCTACACGACTTTGTTTGAGTTCAATGAAACCCAGCAATTCTGCTTGCACAGGATTGGTAACAATATCATAGGTAATATTTAAAGTATTGTCGGGTTCATTGGCATTGCGATCGCCTGCAGGAATTTCTATGCTGATCACATCCTTTTGATCTCTAAGATCTTCATGTGGATAAGTCACAGTGACTTTGTTGTATAAACTGTCTAGTCCTGTACCACTGATACGGATCGGACCAATGATATTGCTGTCATTAAAACTGTACGCACTTGTGCCGGACTTATTAATGATCACTGACCATTTGCCTGCATGAATATCATAGGTCAACCAGGCACCGGCGGCATTGGTCAACTTTTCCAAGTTGTTCAATACCGTATCTTCAGTGGCTAGTAGACCATTGATACTGTATCTTGTTTCTGAATAACTAAATCCCATCTATTGATCCTTAATATAGTTTAATTACAACAATACCTGGCTGTCCTACGTAGAATGGACCAAGATTGCCTTGGAAATTTCCGCCAGACCCAGGTGTTAGTATTGCTCCGGACAGATACAAAGGTCCTTTTGAATAGGTCACAGTATTTCCTGAAATGTTGCTGGTAAATCCAGCGCCATTACTGCTGATGGCACCGCCACCAGATCCACCAAATATTCCGGTGGTCCCAGCAAATCCTTGACCGGCAACCCCATCACCTGCGGCTCCAAAATTATATGCGCCGCCGCCGCCTGATCCACCCCATTGTCCTGGATATCCATGATTATCTGAACGGCCACCACCACGACCACCACGTATCAGTTTATATAATTCTACAGAGTTACTGGAAATTGTAGTATTACCATCTACAGTTGTATCGTATGCCGCTGGACCAACACGTATGGCTAGATTGGCATTGACATAATTTCTAAATATGTTTGTATTGGTCTCATATATTAGACCACCAGCGCCACCAGGACCAGCCTGTCGTGTTGGTGATATATATCCAGGGGCACCGCCTCCTGCTACTGCTAATATGTCCCAGTTATAATAGTAACTGTCATCAAAAGTTGGAGTCAGGTATTCTGTTAAAATAGCGCCACCATATTCTGTACCAGCCAATTGATTTTGTGTATAGGTATAACGTTTAACAGTTGATATTGGATTGTTTGTGCCTATTAAACTAATTGCCACATTGGTTTGTAGCACATCATCTCTGTACTGTTCAAATCTAACAGTGGTATTTGCACTGATTGTTTTGTGTGGTACATAATAAACATTTGCCAAGGCCGAATTGACTTGATTTTTAGTACCTGTGATTGTTAAAGTGTTGGATTCAAAATTCCAACCGTCAGCAGAACCCAATATTCTTGATTGGTATGTGTTACCATTATAAGTCAATGTACTTTCAGTAGCCGCAATAGAAGTCAAATTGATATTGGATACTATCGCACCAATTCCGTCTGATGCTACCAGTTTGACAGCATAGACCGGTGATCCCCCAACAGTTTCATTTATCTGTGGAACATTGTTGGGGAACAAGTATGCGGCTGTGTTTGCTGTGTAATAACGAAGACCACTGGTATTAATTGTTTCTACGTTGGTTCCACCAATCAACCAGGTTTGTTGTACATTGGCATTTACGTTTCCGTTTTCGGTAGTTAATGTGTAATAGATATTGAAGTCTTGAGTGTAATCTACACCAGGACTAATACTTACATTGGCCAGTTCGCTTCTGATCTGTGCTAGATTTCCAACAATACTGTAGACTTTTGTTGTGTTATTGAATGTTTTTGTAGCACTTAGGTTACCAAAACTTGTTATTGTGTTGATTGTGCTAGTACTGGCCGGTTTGATATTCATGGTAAACGGCAAAGTTGTGCTGGCAATACCAAAATTAACATCTTGTATTGCAGGAACACTAGGCATCGGAACCACAGTGACATCTTCATCATATGGAATATCATTAGGTATTGTCAATGTCAGACTGATTGAATCAATGTTCACGTTCTGAACCACAGCAGTACCGCCTGGGCTGGTAACCAGATAACTCAATGTAAAATTACTATTAAAATATGCACCAGGAGTTAGTGTTATGTTATTTAAACGGCTATTGACCTGAGATCTTGTACCCGTGATGGTCAATACTTTACTGCCAGAATTAAATGTACTGGTTCCGCCTGAGCCAGTGCTTGACATGGTACTCACAGCAGAAGTAGTACTTGGAGTCACTGTAACTGTGTATGTTGGTACTGTGGGCAACCAGGCGCTGTCGTCTGGTAACTGTGGTGTTGATGTAACAGTAAATGCTGTGTCTTGATCATAGACTACATTTCCAGCACTGGTCAATACAGGATATAATAAACCAATCAACATATTTTGTGTGGTCTGACTCACTGTTGCACTCACCGGATTGGTCAATGTGTAATACAAAGTAAAATTATTAACAAAATTAAATTCTGGTCTTATTTGCAAACTGCCCAGGTGTGAGTTAACTTCATTTCTTAGACCAGTAATGGTATAAGTTCTATTGCCACTGTTGTAGTTTACGTTGCCACCTAAGCCTCCGCTGGTCACATTACCAATTGCACTGGTACCATTGGCACTGACAACAAGACTATAAGTGCCATCAATTTCTAAATCTATAATTTGAGGTGCAGGAGTTATCAAAGTTGATGCATATTGATTATAGGTCACATTAGCAAGAGTTGCTGTAATCTCAGGTAAATTGGCCGCTGTTACTGTGTTGGTCCAACTTATGGTATTACTCAAAGTGGTGTTTGCAGTATTTGGGTAGGTAATTGTGGCCGAATAGGTCCAGGTGCCATTGTAATCACGCGGCATGTTCACAGTTGGTGATTTGATCTGATTCCAAATGTTTCGACCATTGACACCATATGCACGATATATACCAGAGCCGCCTGTGTTGGCCACAATGCCATCAGGTAGTGGTGAGGGCCAAGTGACTGTTGCACCTGCCAAACTGGCCACATTCACTGTGTAGATAATATCTCTTGGTGTTGAAATTACATTGGTTATTTGTATGCCAGGAATAACTGTAAATGTATTTCCTTCGTCAACACTGATATTGCTATTGGTTGCTGTGTTGGCACTAAAAGTTATGCTGAATGCACGATCATCAGTGAATGGTACACCAGTGTTGCTGTAAAAATTAAGTTCTTGAAAACTATTCACCGTAAATCTCCCCAGCAGGTACACCAGCACCATATCTAGTGTTGGTCATGTAATCATATAAGCAATCGCCAGGCAATGTCATAGAGTTTTCAATGTTGAATGTCATATTTGCAAGCCCAGTGACACCGCGTTCGCTGTTGTAGTCAATTTGTACCACAGCAAACACAAGATCCGTCATTGTGTGATTCACCGTCCAATTTGGTACTATGGCATAAGCATTAGACAAACTGCCATTGGTATATCCTTCTGGAACTACAGGTGCTGTACTACTTCCAGCAAAACAATACACACGCACAAGTCCAGCAATGGTCTTGTCAACATTGCCATCTCTGTCAGTCATGTAACTGGCTGTAATACCATTTGAGTCAAACACAATTCTATTGTCATTCCAATAGATATTTTTGAAACTAAATGTACTGGCCGCATCATCACTAATTTTGGTACCAGTTTTTTCACACAAGGTCAGCACATAGGTCATTGTTCTATTGCTGTTGCTTAATACTGCCTCTGAAATAATACCACCAAACACAGCCGTGCCATACAGCACTGGAATTTTTTCATCGGCACTGGGATCTATCTGAAGTCTAACACCATAATCAGGTTCGGCTGTGATTGTGGATGCAGGAGTTTGATTTTCTTTATTGACTGATTTTGTCATTTTGTTCAATGCAAAACCAGTAATAACGGCGCTGATCAAACTGCCAACCATGCCTGAATTGCCGCCAAAGATGCCACCAAATATGTCTTTGGCACCACCTATAATGTCATCTAAAAAACTCATCCATCGATCCTTATTTTACTATTGCGCCAAAATTATAATTACTGTTGGCCAGATTAGGAACACGATCCATACTAACGTCAGTTGGATATAATTCTTTCTGATCAATAGGATTGGTTCTACGTCCAGCAATCTTGTTTGACAACACACCTATGGTACTGGTACACATCAATGCGATTGTATTTGTTGCATCTTGTCCTGACCAATCTTCGTTAAGACTATAGTTATTTACAATACCTTGAAACTTGCCAGTGGGATTGCCATCAATTGGCAACAACTGTCCAGTAACAGGATCAAATATTCCTCTTGTGACTATCACACTAGATCCTTTGAATCTATAGGAAAGAACATCACTGATATTTGTATCAGCCAGTCCACTTATAGTGATAGTAAGTTCGCCACCACTCACGCGAAGTTCACTTGATGTGTCTGTGATTCCCATCAACTGACCAAGACCAGTATAAGTGGTTCCGGCAATGGTCAATGGACGATTGTAATTGCTAAATGTTAAAACTTCATACTCAGGTACATCAATGCGAACAAACAATGCTGATTGAATTGATGAATACGAACTTAAATCTAAACTCATAGCAAGTATTCCAGGAATTTAAATGATCCAGACCAACTGACCTGATCACGACTCATAATTGTCCAGGATGGCAATTCGGTGCAGATCACACTCCAGGTAACTGCTGGTCCCACATAAATGGTTCCTGTGCCAGTTGCATCTAGAATAGGTCTATTGACAGTCACGGTGCTTGTGGTTGCATTGGTAGCAACACTATAAACATGTCCAGTACCAAGTTGTATAATATCGCCGGCTCGAAGTAATATACCAGACGAGTAACCAGACGGTGTTACTGTAACTGTGTTAGATCCTTGTGTCCAAGATCCAGTCCATCCTGCGGTTGTTGTGGCAACTCCTTGGTATGGGGTTAACCAACTGTTGTAACCAGCATTGTTAATTTGTACTGTGCCTACAGTATAACGATCTGCATAGTCAATGGCTTCAATGTATGGACGTGCTGTGCTCCATGGAATACCATCGGGTAGTTTGACATCAAAACGCCAAACTTTACCACCACGACTTACGCTACGCAATGTTTGATCTCTTGTGATTGTTTGTGCTACTACTGCTTTACGATCAATGCTGATGGTTTCAGCGTTGTCAAATATGTATTGGAATGCTGTTGTCATTATCTGGCTCCTGGCACGCTCTTGGCGCCTTGCATGGTTACTGCATATAAGAACTGTGGATCACGAGCAATCATGGCTTTGAAACTTTGTGCATCAACAGCGTTAATATTGTATGTTACGTTGGTACCTGTCATGGGTTTGATTGTGGCTGGTCCTGAAATCAATTCTGGTCCACGTTCGCCCACAATACCAAATTTACCTGCTGGCAATGTGCCACCATTGGCAAACATACCACCAAAGAATTTACCTATGCTTTTGCCAATGCCACCAAATAGGCCACCACCACCATCAAGATTACCACCTGACTGTGTGGGTCCTTGTTGACCGCCACCGCCACCAAATAGACTGCCAATGCCACCTATGAGACTGCCTAAGATGCCACCGCCGCCACCGCCTCCACCACCTCTGCCGCCACGCATGCTTCCTTGCATACTGCCCAACATTTTGGCAAAAATGCTTTGGATTTGTGCTCTAAGCAATTCTTCCAACATCATGTTTACAAAGTTCTTCCATTCAAACTTGCCGGTCTTGGCAAATCCTACCAGGGCATCTTCCATGCCTTGTGTGGCTTTAACAAATAGTCTTTCTGCTGTACGGGCCGCATTGGTTGCATTGTCTGCATACTCGCGGAATGCACGGTCCCAGCCTGTTGAGAATCTACGACTGTTTTCATATTCTTCAGCCTGTGCTGTTTTTAGTTCTTCTGAACCAGCCAATGCTTCATCATAATATCTACGTGCTTCTTCGGGATTCAATTTGCGTTTGAGTCTGGCTTCTTCAGCATCAATTGCGGCCTTGCCACTCTTACGTGCGGCAAATTCTATGTCAGCATATTTCTTCTGTATTTCACTCATGGTTGAGGTAGCCATACGATGTTGTATGTCCATCAATTCGTTTTGTTGTTCAACCTGACGTTTGGTAGCAAATATTTCAAAGTTGGCCGCGGCTGTGGCCTCATTACGTGCTGTAACTAAATTTTTAACTGAATTAATTTGTTCTTCATATGATTGTGTGAGTTGACTTATGGCTTCAGCAACCTTGGGAATCATGTCTGCATCAACTCGGCTACCATTAGCGGCCGCTTGTTGTTTGGCCAACAGTTGATCACGTAGTTTTAACACTTCAGTCAAGTAAGCACTTTCAATTGTGCTCAACTCACTCATCAAGTTCTTTTGTTCTTCACCTAATCTAAGAGCCGCTGTGTCTGCGGCATATTTTTGTGCGGCAGTGGCAATACTTTGTTGGTAAGCACCCACTGACTTGTTGAGTGCATCAATTTCACCCTGCAAAGCCAACTGTACTTGTCTACGTTGTTCGGCTTCACGTTTCTTTTGTTCTGTAGTTTCTTTACTCTTTTTACTTTCATCATCTAGTACACCTATGCCGACCAAGAGATCACGCACAAGATCTACCACATACGATCCTACCATTGCAATGGTACTACCCAGCAAGGCCAAACCAGGAATATTTTTAGCCACAGCACTACCAAATTCTTTCAGCAATGAACCTATCACACGCATCTGACTGATGAATGGTAGGCCTTTGAGATTGTTCAGAATAGCACCAAAATTACTGACACCATTGGATGCTTGTCTAAAGAATCCTATCAGAGCCCCGGCTCCTTCAGCAAGACCTGCAAAGGCTCCTCGTACCAGGGCGGCGGCTCGACCAATCAAGGTAAATCCTACTACCAGGATACCAATGTTTACAGCAATACCAATAAACCTACTGAGAGCCGAGCCAGCATCCAATAGTTTTACAGCCAATTCACTAATGGGTTGCAAGGCACGTAAAAGAGCCATGCTAAGATTGGTAGTGGCCTGTTTGAATGCATCTCCAGCATTGCCTGCGGCATCTACTCCGGGTGCCGCACGTCGGGCTTCATCGCCAAATCTACGCATGTCATCGGCCACTCGAGCAATGTCCACACTACGGAAATTTTTACCAAATATGGCCATGCTGGCCGCTAATTGTTGACTACCTGCTGTACCCCGTTTGAATCCTTCCAACAATTTGGCTAGAATATCTTCTTCACTAAGTGTGCGTAGATCTTCTAAAGTGATTCCTAGATCTAGGAATCGATTTTGCATTTCCTTTGATCCATTTGCGGCGGCTTCTATGCTTTGACTAAAACGACCCATGGCATTGATGGCCGATTCGCTATCACCACCATTGGCCTTGACTGCTTGATTAAATGCAATTAGACTTGCTGTGCTGACACCTGCGGCCTTGGCCGCATCACTGAGGGCATCCGCCATGGCTATTGCATTGGTTACAAATGCACCAATGGCTATGCCACCTAACACATTTCGCAATCCTTCAAACGATTGATTTGTGGATTGTAATGTACGTTGTATTCGATTCAGGGCTGTGACTGCTTGACCGTCATCTACTTGTATTTTATAGGTATTGGTTGTGGCCATATGTTATCGTCCAAATATTTTTCTAAGTTGTTGTGCCATCCATTTAGTCCATGGATCGGTCATACCCTGCGGTGCTTGACGACTATAACCATCGTCCAGGCGTGTGGCATAAGGATAATCAGCAGTGATTGTGTTGTTGTTTAGGCGTGTGCGTCTGCGAGCATTGCCACTACGCACCGGTGTTAGATCAACAAATTCTTCGTGTGCTTGTTTTGGCAAGGCACGCAATTGACGTTGTATGCTTTGGAGTTCTCGGCTGATGTTGTCTTGACCGCTGACTTCTACTTTAATCATTGTTGTCTTGTCCTTTCAATCATAGCCAACATTTCGTCTTGGCTGGGTTGTTTGGGACCTGCGGAAATTCCGCGTGATTCCAAATCAGCCTGCTCTTGTTGATATTTAACCCATTTGGCACTGAGATCAAGTACGTATAAATCAAATGTTGTTCCACGAGCAAGAGCCTCTGTGGGCAACATGTGGTACCTGTGTGCCATGTTGTCCAGACTCAACAACATCATTGTGTTGGGATTGGACCAATCAGGCACATCGCCTATTACTTTCCCAGACGTTCAACTATCTGAGCAATTACCTTGATCAACACATGGCTAGGCAACATATTTTCATTGCTGATAATGGCCCGACCTTCTTCATCTAGGATTAGGTTTTTTACAATGTCAATCATGCCACCTGCATCAGCCGATTGAGCATTGGCCAGTTTCATGAATGTTTCTAAGGGTTGGCGATCCCATGACCAGAATTCAACAGGTTCACCAAACTCCTGAACAGTTTGTTCATCTTCTAGTACAAATTTAATTAGTTGTGGCTTTGCGGCCAATTGATTTAGTTTCATATCTTTCTATCTCCAGATCTTTCTATCAGTTTGTGTGCAATGACCAGTAAGAAACCTATCCTACTGTTTGCTTTCTTTATGTCTGCTTCGGCACATGATATTTCATTCCGTGCTTTGGCAATTTCACCTACCATGCTTTGTAGCAAGGCTTCGTCAGTCTTTGAATCTAATATGTCCATTTATCTGTCCCTATCTATTTATCAACAACAAAAACAGGGCCTTGTGAGCCCTGCTTTGTCAGATTTACTGCTTAGGATACTGTGTAGTCGCCGTCAACAGTGATTGTTACTGGTGATACCCAAACTGGACTATCAGCACTCACGGTTGGAGCAAGACCTGTAACATATCCAGAACCAGTAATTGTTTTACCGGCTGTACCTGCACTGGTGTTACCCATGAACAGGCTGAATGTTACTAGTTCTTTGTCTTTGCTCATACCAAATACACCTAAACGGTCTGCTGAACCTGCAGTAGCACTTGCGTTACCAAAGAATGCTGTTTGGTCAAGTACTAGGTTCATTGCTAAACTGTTGGTTGCTGTAGTTGCAATTTGTTTTTTACTGCCGCTGTCTAACTGTGTCCATGTGAACACGTCATTGGCGTTGTTAAGTGTGACATCTTGTAACGCAGGTACTGCAAGGTTTGCGTTGATGCCGGTGCTTAGGGTCAATGTTACTTGAGTACCGGACACACCAGGGGCTGGATAAATGTAAGCCATCTTGTTCTTCCTTTAATTGGTTAATGTTTTTCTAAAACTGAATTCAAATTCTGTAGTCATTTTGTCTCCGGTAAACTCAGTAGACACTTGGCACAGGCGCTGTATGTAACCAGCGGTACTGCTTTCAAGTCTAGCAAGTTTGATTAGGTCAACCAAGGACTCATAATTTGATGGTAATTGTTTTGCGTCTGTAACGAAGACTACACGAACTGTAGTGATCTCATCGACTGAACCGCCACCATTAAACACATCAAACCCAGCATCTTGTGAACTTTGTGCCGCATCCACATAGATTCTTTTTAGGTTTGACATATACAACGGTGTGCCATTGTTATCCCAAGGCAGTTCATCAGACACAGCAAATGTGCCCAATGACAGAGTCTTAATATAACTTAGTATGGCTGATCTCATCGTATTCTCTTAAGGTTATAGTTACCAGGTTGTTTGTCTGTGCTGGATATTACTCCATCACCACCAAAGTCATACCAATCTCCTGCGGAGATTAGTTCACCAAATAATTTATCAAATTTACCTTGATAGTAACCTATCTTGGCACGCTCTGCATTTTCTTCTGTGCCAAAATCTGCGATCCTGGGTAGAATATAATTGTAGAGTGCGTAGTAAACACATAGATCTTCAAAATCTACAAGTCTATCTTCAATTCGATCAATGTTCAGTGCTGGTACATCAGCAACAGTATTGATGGTGGTAGAAGTATCTCTTTGTAGGAAATAACTTCTCCACCAATCAGTTGCTCTAAACAATGTTAAAATACGATCAGTACTGCGGATCAGAGCACTTTCGACCACGTCGTCAGTGAGGCCTTCGTTGGCTTCAAAGAGTCGCTGATCCATATCAACAACATCTTGATATTCGGCAAACGATATCTTTGTAGTCCCATTTGAAATGAAGGCCATCTCAGTCTCCTATTAGATGATTGAACTATCACTGATAACAGCGATACCATAACCATCATACAATTCACCAACAGCATAGTGGCAAGAAGCAACAATATCATCACCAATGTAACTAGCACGACGCTGAGTTTCAATGTTGATGTCACCAATCATAGCAAGACCCAATGCATCACGATGGAAAATACCACCAGTGTAATCGCCAGCAGTACCTGTATCAGGCACGTTTGCGTTTTCGTATACTGGAACACCAAATAATGTACCAACATAACCTTGCATCATTGCTTCGTTTTGGATCATACCAGCATTTGGATTAGCAAATGTGTTTGTCAAGTTTGCTTTTAAGTCATAAGCAACATATGGATGTACAACTACAGCCAATGCATCACTTGGAACAGCGGCGGCACGTAACTTGGCAACGCCTTGAGCAACAACAGCGGCTGACAGGGCTGTACTAGCACCACCAACGTTTGATGTGAAACTTGAGAACAATGTTACCAAATCTGTGTCAATTTTCTTGGCAATTGCTTCACCGAACAAACGTCCGATATCAGCAACTACGTTACTAGCACTGGATACACGTGATAGATCAGTGATCAAAGTACGTAGACCAACTGTAGATACAGTCAATGTTGCACCACTTGTGCTAACTTCTGTGTTAGATACTTCATTACCTTCTGTAACTGCGGCGGCAGTTTGAACAGGGTAAATAGGTACTGTAACAGTCTTACCTTGAGCAGGTGCCAAGGTGTAATTCTTTACAAGACCACGCATGATACTACGCTCTTGTGCTACAAACATTGCTTCAGCCACGATCTGTGGTAGCAAGTCATTTAGGGTTGTTGTTGTTGAACCAGCCATAATAAATCTCCTTTTATATTGTTAGGCTAAACCGTTGGCTTTTCTATATTCTTTATATAAAGCACGGTGTTCTGGATTTTTCATATCTAAATTAGATATGTCCAGTTTTTTATTTGTACTTCCTGCAATCATGGACTTGGCATTGGTAGTGGCCGGAGTTGATTGTACGAAGTGCGGATTCGAATCTAGGAATGTTCGCACTAGGTCTTCAACTGCTAAGGGTTCACCTGCGTCATTATAACGTACAGAACCTTTATCGTCTACTACTTCTACTTCACCATCCGAATTAAGTCTAACATTATTGGCTAATAAACTTTTTACTTGTTCTGGTGCAACTGCACGAAACTTGGCGGCGGCACTGACAAGAGGTGTATTAACTTTATATTCCTTAATAATTGCATCTCTCTTGGATATTTCACTATCCTTTTTAGCGGCCAATTCTTGTAGAGTCTTTTCAAATTCACCACGCTTTAGTTGCTGTTCTGTCTGACGCTTTTCAGCCTCTTGACGTAGAGCACGTAGTTCATCTGGGTCTCCCAAGTCTTCATACGGTTTAAGCAGTTTCTTCTGCAATGAACCCTTCATACGGGCCATCATATTGTCAACTTCTTCTTGTGTGTATGATTTGGACACTTGTGCCTGATTTTCTGTTTCTAAAGTTGCCGCATCAGTTGCGTTGTCTTGTGCTAATGTATTGTCTGACATTATGGCATCGCCTCCTTTAATGAGTTATAGTATATTTAGTTATATTATTTTTTACGTTTTGGCTTGTATCCCGAAGCATACGCCGCTTGGCCTTGACGTGTGGCACGTGCTTGTGCTTGGGCTCCGGTATATACTTTACCAGAAGATCCCCAACGGTATCCTGTTTGTCCTGACGCAGTTTTAACTTTGTGTACAGGCATGTTAATACTTTTTAGGTGGTTTCTTACCGCCCGATTTCTTTTTGTAAGCCATC